CTCGGGTACCTTATTGTCACTCGGAGTAGCATCAGGTGCCGGGGTCTTCTGACCACCCAGCTTGCTCTCCAACTCGGCGTAGGCCTTAGCCATATCCTCGGGTGACTTGAACTTCTCCGGGAGCCACTGAGGGCGATCCTCAGCGGCAGGAGAAGGCTGAGGGTCAGCCAGGTTGTCAGAAGGAATCTGGGAGTTCTTGTCCACCAGATCAATCATCGCCTGATCGTGACCCTCAGGGGCACCAGGGTTTTCACTTGTAATGACTACAGTATCAACCATGTGTTTCCAATTAATAATCGACCAAGATAATGCCGTTACCGTAGACACGGATCAGCTTAGCTTTGGGATCGACTTCAAATTTCACTTTGTCAGCACCTTCACCGTAGTACTCGATCTTGGGTGCTTTCTTTTCTTCTTTGGGCTCATCGACAAGACGAGCCGGTTTAGCGTTAGCCATTGCTTCCTTCAGTTGGTTGTGCTTGGGCTTGGTTTGCCATGTTCTGCTTCATGAGCTGACCAGCCTGGGTGATCGCCGGGTTGATGCCCTGCATCGCCATCTGCTGCATCATCTGCTGCTGCTGGATTGCCTGGAGCTGCTCAGCGGAGTTCACCAGACCCTTCATGTCGATGCCCAGAGATGTTCCCAGACGCTTGAGGGCGTCCTCTTTGTTGATCTCAGGGGGCAACTGAGCGACCTGAACTGCAGCCTGGAAGAACAGGTTCAGCTTGTTCATGTCGTTGCCACGGCCCAGAGCCTCCATGCCGGTGACGATCACAGGCTTGACGGTACCCTTGGGCAGGGTCGGCATCTTCTTCTTGCGCTCCATGGAGAACATGATGCGGTTCACCAAGGGGAGCTGGAACTCCTGAGAGAGGATCGAGTAGATGCCGCCCAGGGCAGCTTCCAACTCACCCGCCATGTAGCGGATCTCTTCAGCAGTCACTCGCTCGCCATTACGCTGGACAGCGGAGTTCAGCAGGAAGGCGAAGGCCAGACGTTCCTCGATCCGGGAGATCGTCTCAAGGGCAACCCGGAAGTCGTTGTACTTCTGGAGCTGCAGGACGGTCACATCCTGGTCGTTACCTTCCACGATGGCACCGTTGTCAGCCTCAGCAAGGGTCTGCTGGCTGGTGGTACCGTTTGGGTTCACCAGGAACAGCACTTTGGCTGCAGCGGCAGAGCCCTCAACGATGGACTGAGAGAGGCCCTCAAGTGACTTGATGTCACCCAGGTATTCCTCGACGTAGCCACGGCCATAGTTCTCACCGTCGATCTTTGTGAATCGCACGGGAATCCAAGGGGACTTGTCCTTGGGATAGGTACCCTCAGAGCCGGGGACAACCTTGCCCTTGATCTCTTGGTACACATGCCAGGCACCATCTTCCCACTCGACGTGGGTGTAGATGTCGCAGGCCTTCTCGTGGCTTGCCTCTTCCTTGTACTCGTCGTCACCCTCAGCGTAGCCCAGGAGAGCCTGGACATCTTGGGGCAGAGTGGCGGGGGCCACGGTTTCCTTGACGACAATGTCGAGGACCTTGCCCATGGGGTCACGGCGGACCACGAACTTCTCCAGCGGGAACACCCGCATACCGCCCTCATCGGGGGTGTAGAGCAGGCAGTTGCCAGAGACGAGCAGGTGCTTCATGCCCTCGAAGGCAGACACACGGATCGCACCAGCCTCGATCTCGGACTGGACTGCACGTTCGATCTTGTTCAGGCCTTCCTCGACCTGGGCTCGCATACCCTCCTGCTTCGTGAGCTGCTCCAGAGTGAAGTCATCAATCTGGAGGCGGAAGAAGGGAGAGTTGGGAGGGAGAAGGGCGAGCAGGAGCTTGGAGGCCAGGTTGTTCACACCACGAGCACCAATGGCCTGGTAGGGCGTGTAGTACTTGGTGGCGTTAGAGTGCCCAGCGGGAGGCACCAAAGTGGGAAGGGTGTACTTAGAGCAATCCCTAGCCCTCGTGAGGAAGGGCAGACGGTCAGACTCTAGCTTTGAATAGAGACTGGCCGCAGAGCCTTCTGGCTCCTTTTCGTTCTTCTCTTCCATGAAATACCTTATGCGGGAATGTTCAGACCAGAACCAGACGAG